AGAGCAGTGGCTTCATGGTGATCCGGGCGTGCTGTCCGGTTCAGTGGCCGCTGCTGATCAGCGGTATGCCAAGTCTACCCAGGTCAGGGAGAGCTGTGCCCCTCGGCTTTCCCTGACCGACTGGCTGATCTGCGGCCCGATAATGGTCGGTCTTGGCTTCCTGATGGGAGTGTACTGGCCGTGATGAGGTATCTTGTTCTGATCGCAGCGATGACGGCTGGAAGTGTCTTGGCACATGCTTCGGATGCGACTCGATTGGTTACATCGGAGGCAAGACGGCAAGGCGTGCCGGTTGGATTCGCCTTGAAGATGGCGAAGATCGAGAGCGGTGTTCGATGTCACAACCACAACAAGCGAAGCAGTGCATCCGGCCCCTTGCAGGTGCTACGCGGCACAGCGCGGGCTATGGGCTACCGTGGCGACATCCGGCGTGCATCATGCGCTACGCAGACGCATTACGGCATGAAGCACTTGGCTATGTGCTGGCGCGGAGCACGAGGCAATGCGGCATTGGCGAAACGATGCCACCAGGTTGGCGTGTCTGTGTTGTATGGCAAAAAGAAGAGGAGGCGTTGATGACCAGAGAGCCTGATCTTGAAACCGTCAATCGCGCATTGGGCGAGACGGTGAGAAAATTGCAGCAAGACTTGGCCGATGCTGACAGAAGAATTCGGCGGCTTCGAGAGGAGTTGGCAGAGGCACACAGAGCAGCGGCACTGGCCGCAGGGAGGGATTGGTGAGCCATTCGCTGAGCAAGCTTCTGTTGCTGTATGCCCAGCAGTTCGAGGACCAGCACGCGCCGCAGAACGTGACCCTCGCCCTGCGCGAGGCTTCGGCTGAGATCGAACGGCTGCGCGCCGTCCTTCAGCGTGTGCGCCGCTTTGGATCGCCAATGGTGAAAGGATATATCGATGGGGCGCTGGGCAGACAGGCTGGAGGCAGTGATCCTCTGGCTGATGATACGGTGGGTGAAGTTCGTGAACTGGAGGCGCAGGGATGAGTGATGTTGCCCATTCTCGCGACTGTGTGTTGCCCTCAGATGGCCGAGCCGAGGGACTTGTGAGGGCCAGCGAGTTGTTTGCGCTTGCTGCGGAGCGCGACTGCCTCATCGCCGAGGTGGAACAGAACCGTATCGACCTTGAGGAATACAGGCGTGATGTGGAGAGGCTGCGGGCGGCGCTGGAGGCTATTTGTATGATGGACATTAGCTGGGTTGGGGACGCCTTTAAGCTGAAGGATATTGCCCGCGCCGCGCTGGAGGAAACGTGATGTCGTTGTGTGCAGATATGAACCCACCTTGGGTGTTGCAGGAAGAGGTTAAACGCCTCACCGCAGAGAACGCCAAGCTCCGGGCGGCGCTGCTTGTGTGTGAGCTGGATCTGAATGCATACTACCGAATGGAATATCCGGGCGACCATCCATACAGCCAGCAGGAACTGGCTCAGGCAATAGCGTCAAACCCAGCCACCGTTGCACTGAAGGAGAACAACGATGATCAAGTCTGAACAAATACCGGATGAGGTAGTGCGGGTTATCAATGAGGCGTGCGCTAGTGGCAGGGCATGGAACACTCGCGACACCCTTGCCGCCGCTCTCAATGCGTGGCCGGATATGGAGTGCCGTCCGACATTCACGCCGTCGCGTATCATCCTGCCGCTGACACAGGAGCCAAGCACATGAGAAACAAATATGCCGGATGTTGTGCTGATTGCCGAGATTATGTCGCGGTCAATGGTGGATACTTTGAACGCCGTTCTGGTCGCTTCGTGGTGCGCTGCATGGCGTGTGTTGTGAGGACTAAAGAAGCTGCGGGTAAACCGCTGAGTGACGCGCAGTGGGAGTTTGTTCAACAACAGAAAGACGCACGCACATGACCACCACAACAGAGTTGATAGAGGCTGTTGCGCGGATCATAGCATATGAAACTGGCTACACATGGGGAAGCAGCGCCCTAGACCATGATGCTCTTCGCGAAGCAGCCATCGCCGTTATCGCCTTCATGCGCCCGTTCATCCGTGCCGAGGTGCTGGAGGAAGCGGCGGATGTCGTTGGAGAAGTTGGTGATTGCGCGGAAGCTGGTGCCTATATAACCGCCATCAGAGCGTTGAAGGAAAAGCCATGACTGACATTCTAGACGAACGCGAGAAGACACACGGCGATTATTATCAAGTGTCTATGATGGCACAGGAACTGAAGGACGCCATGCGGCGTGGCAAGAAATGGAGAATACTAGACGATATGCAGCGCGAGACGCTGGAGATGATCGCCAGCAAGATTAGCCGCATCCTGTCAGGCAACCCGCATGAGGTCGACCACTGGCGTGACATCGCGGGCTATGCCACGCTGATCGAGCGGTGGCTCACACCACCGGCTGACCTCGAAACCAAGCCTGACCGTTGATCACACGGCAGAACTCCGGCTCGAGCAACATGCCGCTAGGCGCAAAATGCAACACCACAAAACCCTGTGACCAGTTCACGGGGTTGTCCTCCGCATAAGCGAACTTATCGTTATCAGGCCCGTAATCCGACAACGTGCCGCACTCTACGCCCCATCGAAGGCCATTGTAATCCGCAAACATGGTAGCCTGGAGCCGATGCGTGTGCCCGGTCACAATCGACTTGCCGCTCTTCAATGTGTTGTTATAGGCCCCATGCACGCCTTGGTGAATGCGGTGTTTAACTACCGTGTGCTCATTGAGCCATAGGCTTGTGCAGAATTGCCACGCAGGGAAGTGGTCTGCGATGTCGAATCCTTGGACCTGTACATATTCCGGCGCTGCTTGCGCCAGCCTCGCCATGAAACGGTTGTCGTGGTTGCCATCTGTCCACATCAGATAGCAGCCGGGAGGCGCATAGGCCTCGATCTCTGCGTGACGTTCTTTGACGGCTTCTAGTTCCTCTGCAACGCTTGGCGTCTGCACGCGAGCGCCAGGAGGATGGCGGCTAATCTTCGCACCGTCGAAACTGTCGCCGTTCATGATGACCATCGACGGCTGCAAGTCCTTGATGATCTCGATCATGGCTGCGAAAGCCTTGCTTCGCTCACCCGGCCAGAAATGCCCATCACTGCCGATGATGACGGAGCCGACAACATTCTCTTTTAGTGCGCGGAAACCTTTTGTTGGCACTTCGATCTTGATCCGCTGGGCTGGCTGCGAGATCGTGTTCAGAATGATTCCATGCTTGCGCTCAATGTTATCCCGCCGCGCGTTGACGCCCCGCAGGTTGAGGCCCAATTCTTTGGATACGGCAGACGGTGAGCCTAGACGCTTCCATGCGTCAATGAACTCCTGATCGGAGTATCTCTTTGTCATTCGCTACTCCTGCGCGCGGCGGAAGTTGAGCCGCCAGATCACATCTGCAACTTGCTTGCCGAACATATCGATCTGCTTTTCTTCTGCTTCTGGGAAGACAAGATGCGCCACCTCGTGTGCGGCGATCTCCAAGAGCAGTTTCGGCTTCTGGAGGAGGCGCGGGTCTAGCTGGATGTGATCCTCGCCAATATAGGCCCAGCCCCAAGCACGCTCACAGGTCTTCCATTCGATGGTGATCTTGCGGCGTGCCATAAATCAATCCTTGCATCGCTTCCGGCGGTGATCCCATTCGCCGCCACGGCGGATGCAATCACGCCATTCTTTCTCTTTCTCAGGTGGCATTCGCTTCATTAGAAACGGCAACGATGCCTTGAACATAACAACGCCAAAGCCGAACCAAAAGGATGGCCTCTGAGCAACGAGAAAGCCGCCAGCGCCAATGCCGATGAACAGCACGACGATGGCGGCAATCTCGATCCAGTTCACTTCTTGGCCCAGATAGACCAGCCAGCGGCGAAGATGACGCCAAGCGCGCCGATGATCTCGTTCATGGCGGTAGAGTCAATAACTCCGGTGCCGACAACATAGCCGCCACCAGCTGCGAGAACGGCGCGAACAACGCCCCAGACCATTTCTTTTGTCATCACTTACTTCCTTTTGTTGTGCCGGGATATTTCTTCCACGGCAGTTGGTAGTGAGGGCCGTCCTGGAAAGTCTTCCAGTCACCGCCCCATTCGATAGGCACGTTTTCTGCTTTCGCAGCGGCCTTCATGGCTGCGGCGATCTTGTGATAGAGGGGCCAGTCGCCACGGTATTTCCCGCCAATGATGGCTCCGAGGTCGACGGCGTGGGAGTAGCCGTTCTTGGCGATGAGGTGGCGAGACTTCAGGGTCGTGGATGCTCCACTCGCCTTTAGAATCTTTTGCTCTTCGAGGGTGCGCGGGCCGCAGGTGATGATGAAAGTGAGGGTCTTGTCTTTCCAATCGCCAGCGCATCGATTGACCACACGCACCAGATCGGGATGAACGCCTTTCAGCTTGGCAAAGGATGCGCTGTTCAGTTTCATTTCCTCAAGGCCTCCTCGATGCTGTCAAGTTTCAACATGATGGCCCGCGTTGTCTCGCGGATCTCCTTGATCTCGCGGTCGTGGGCCGTGCGCGCAGTCTCGGTCTGCGCTTGCAGAACAGCAATGGCCGTCTCGTGCTGCTGCTGGTTCCGGTAGATGACCCACACGAACGCAGCCACAGGCATGATAATCCACTGCATGATCGCGTTTAGAACCTTGAGTGTTTGATCGTCAATCATGTCAATGTCTCACGGAGAAGAGGCATATTCGCGGCGGCGGAACATCCAGACTTTTCCGGCAGCTATGCTGTCACCGGTAAACGATATGCGAGCGCGCAATATTTTCTGTGCTGGCGCATCATACATGGCGGAATCTGCGTCAAATGATCCGCTAAATGAGCCATTTCTGTAGGTCATT